CAACAACGTAGTTGATACTTCCATCAAATCTGCAGTCACTATGACTAAGCAAGCTAACGAGTCTATTGATTTATCAGACGTAGCTTAGTCTTTAATGCAACTTCAGTAGGCGTCACTACTGAAGCGGTGTCTCCGTAACGACCACGTGGGGATGAAAAGCCCCACCTTTCATTTTACACATAGGAGGTGTGCACATGGGATTAGATATGTCAGCTGGTTGGTTAGATACCAAATCAGATTCTACAGAAAGCGTATTTGAGTGGCGTAAACATGCACAGTTGCATGAGTTTATGCGTCAACTCTGGTACAAAAGAAAAGATGAAGAAGCTCCATACGGAGTTATGGGATGTGAGTTTAACTGTGAAGTTATGTATCTTGATAAAGAAGATATATTGCAGTTACGCGAGTTAGTAACTAATGGCAATTTGCCAGAAGCTAAAGATGGATTCTTTTGGGGTACAGAGTATCAATATGAATCTTCAAGAGAATATTTAGAACAAGACTTAAACTTTTGTAATGTCGCTCTTGAAAAATTAGACGAAGAAAACACTAAAGTTTGGTACAATTGTTGGTGGTAATTATGAAAGAAATTAATCGTCAAAATATTCCAAAACATTTACGCCACTTAGAAGAGTGGAGATTAAGAGCTTTATTTTACCTATTTAGGGGGACTATATAATGTCTAGATTAAAAGACCACATGTTAGATATCGATGCGCTTTGTCAAGAGTGCATCGAAGAAGGTTTTAGTTATGAGCAGTTTCAAGCTGTAATCAGAACTACTTATCCAAATGATTCTATGTCTCAAGACTATGCAGAATCTGTATGGAAACAAAACATTTAAAAGTTTACTGAAGAGCCAAGACTAGTTATTCATCATGCCCGTCTTTCCCTAAAAGTGGGTTCTTGGCTTTTCAGTATTTGCACAGGGAGGTGTGAGTATGCATGCAGATGACATTGCTTACGAAGTTCATATTCAAATATCAGTTCTTGAAGAAGAAACAGCATTACGCTTAGACTTTCAAGAACTGTCTCAACAAACAAATTATTGTCTTGGAGCCAAAGGCGATAGCTTTACATTCATGCAATTACAAAATCAAGTCGAAGATTTATGCCGGTCTTATCGTGAGTCAGCACATCTTGACGAACGTGAACCGTTGAACGTGGCTGTTTGGTTTACTACACCAAGATTTGAGCCAGAGGTTCATTTTGAACCAGAAAAGAAAAAATATCCATTTACAGTTATACAGGGAGGTAAACATGATTAAATGGCGAGCGACATTCATCGATAAAGATGTACCAGATATGCAGATAACAATTACGTTTGATGCACCAGAAGTAAATAATAGCTTTAATTACTCACTGCTAGCTAAATTAGCTCTTATTAAGTTAATAAGTACGGGCCAGCAAATAGATGTAATTAATGTAGAACCAATAGAAACATAAGGAGGTTACTATGCATTCTATTAAACCCACTGCTCTGATATCAGAGATTAAACAAAATATGCGTGCCGGTATCAACACCATGATATGGGGTGGACCAGGCATCGGTAAATCAGAAATACCACAACAGGTAGCTGAAAGTCTCAACATGAATCTTATAGACTTTCGTGCCAACCTTTACGATCCTGTGGATGTGCGTGGAGTCCCACACATCATGCAGGAGAAAGAGACAGGAAAGCGTTTTACACGCTGGGCTGTTCCCGATGTATTCCCTATCAAAAGTAGGGATGGTGAAACAGGTATGATGTTCATTGACGAACTTCCTACAGCTCCCCCAGCTACACAAAATGCTTTCCTGCAATTATTACTTACCAGACGTATCGGTGACTATGAGTTACCAGAAGGCTGGTCAATTCTTGCTGCCGGCAACAGGCTTACTGATGCTGCAGCAGTTTATCAAATGCCATCTCCTGTAAGAAACAGGCTTGCGCACTACGAGTTGGAAGCTAACATCGAAGATTGGACTACATGGGCTTATGCCAATAATGTCTCTCCAGAAGTTATTGGTTTCTTGCAATACAGACCTAATCTACTTTACAGTTTCAAAGCTGATGAATATGCATTCCCAACTCCACGTGCGTGGGCCTTTGTTAACAAAAAACTAAAAGTGCAGCCTGACCAAATCGACCATGATTCGTTATTCTTTGGTATCTCATCAATTGTTGGTGATGGTCCAGCTGGTGAGTTTCTTGCTTACAAAGAAATTGCAGACAAGTTGCCTAACATCGACAAATTAATTGCTGACCCATCTACTTACAAGAAGGATGAGAACCCAGCGATTCTGTATGCATTGTCTAGTTCGGTCGCTGCTAGAGCTACCGATAATGTAATGGAAAACATAATTAAACTAGCTAAAAAATTACCTGTCGAGTTCCAAGTGATACTTATCAAGGGTTGTTTAGCTGTTGATAAAAATCTTAAATCCAACAAACACTGTCGTCAGTGGATTGTTGATAATGCTAATGTCATTTTATAGGAGGTATACATATGGCTACAGTAAGAATGTCTCAACGTTTGTTGAGTGAAATACGTCAAAAAGCACGCGATAAATTTACGCTTGTTAATCCAACAAAAGATTATCCAGAACCGGATACTTATTATGACCAAAATATTGCACCAAAAGTTAACAAAGCAATGGAAGACTTTAATGCAACTATGGAAGGTATTCAAATATTTAATACAAAACAAATAGATACTATTGTTTTCAAGTCTACTGACCCAGAAGAAACTGACAGGTATGCAAGAACAAAATCTTATACTTGTCATTTTGCTACTCCACGTGATGTGCCTGAGTTTCTAACTGGTACTAGTTATTATTCTAGTGAAGCTACAGTAAGACTAGATATTAATGATTCTTTTATTAAAAAACTAGAAGCAATACGTGAATACAATGACAAACTAGATGACAAGGAAAGAGAGTATGTAAACAAAGTTGATGAAACTTGCAGTAAATTTTCTACTCTTAACCAAGCTCTTACAGCTTGGCCTGCACTTGAAGCTCTTGTACCTCATGACAAGATTCAAAAAGTTCACGAAAAAGTAAGTCGTAAAGCTAAACAAAAACAACAACGCGAACTTATTGCTGAACAAGAACAAGAGCTTAATGAAGTCTTATTAACATCAAAACTCTTGGAGAGTGACTAATGAATACTACGCGTATTTATAATGAAGGCGACTGGGTTGCTTACCACTTTTGTGGTGGCACCAGTTTTGCCAGGATTAATAGTTGGAGATGGCTTATACAAAGACCTTATTCTCCATACAATGACCCAGATACTACAAAATATCCTGATCCTCAAATTATATATAACTGCACTAAATTGTATGGCCTAAACCAAGGTTGGCCACACATTAGTGAAAAATGGATAAGGACTGGTTGGGAACCATTAAGTGATTACAATTTAAGAAATCCACAATGGATACCAGATGACTGGCCGAAAGGCATGCAGCCTGCAGTAAAAAAAGTAGCTCATACTTTTCTGCCAGTTTGGCAATCTACTATACAAGGATTAGCTGACTTTGATTCCCCACTTAAACCAAGATGGGAACAAGAACCAAGTGGTTGGCAAGTTCCAAATATATTGTATTGGTTAGATAAAGACAAACTAGAAAAAATGTCTGACCCTAAACATACTGACGATCCAGACAAGGATAAACATCAAAAAGCTATTGAGAAATTTGAAAAAAGAAAAGCTCAAGTATTAGCAAGGAAACTAGAACAATGAACGAATTATTTGTAAAAGCACGTGCAAGACTTATTCTTGACAATCCATTCTTTGGCACTCTATGTCTACGCTTAAAACCTGTAGAAGATGACAACATTGATACGGGTGCCACTGATGGTAAATCACTTATCTACAATCCAAAATGGTTTGGCAAACTCAAACCTGAAGAACGTATAGGTTTTCTAGCTCACGAGGTTATGCATGTTGTATTTATGCATCACATACGTAGACAAGAAAGACATCCAAAAAAGTGGAACGTAGCTGCTGACTATGTGATTAATTATCTGCTAACTCAAGAAAGTTTCATACTACCCACTGGTGGTTTGTATGACCCACAATACGCCAACATGACCACCGAACATGTTTACAGTATACTCCCCGAACCTCCCGAGGGATGGGACTCTATCGCTGTAGACCTTGGTGGTTGTGGTGGTGTTATTGACCACCCAGATGCAAACAGTGCCTCTGTTAGTGCAGTCGAAGCACAACTTACAGTTGCAATTAACCAAGCAGCTGAAGTTGCAAAAGCACAAGGCAAACTATCTAGTAAAATGGAAGAAGTAGTTGGTATTGCAACAGAAGCTAAAGTTGACTGGCGTATGGTTCTTGCAAGATTCTTGCGTTCATACAACCAATCTGACTATTCATGGGTTAGACCAAACCGTAGGTTTATTGGTCAAGGTATGTTCTTACCTTCTGCTTATAATCCATGTATAGGTGAAATAGCTGTTGCTGTTGATACTTCAGGTTCTATAACAAATGAAGAGCTAGAACAGTTTACAAAAGAAACATCTACTATTCTGCAAGACCTAGCTCCAAACGCTGTACATTTCTTACAGTTTGATACTGAAGTTCAAGCTGCTGAAACTTATACACGTGAGTCATTACCTCTTAAGGTTACATATCAAGGTAGAGGTGGTACTTGCTTTAGCCCAATCATTGAATACATCAATGAAAAACATCCTAATGTCGAAGCGTTAGTTTATCTAACTGACCTTGAGTCAAACGACTTCGGAGAACAACCACCATATCCAGTTTTATGGGTATCAACTTACGCTGAGGAGGCGCCTTATGGTGAAATCATCAAAATTTAAACAAAACATCAAAGAGTTTGGTGTTTCTGTTCTTACTGGAGGTGCAGTGTTGCTTGGTCTTATGGCTATTGCTACATCACTGCATCATTTTCTAATGCTTGCTGCAATATCCTTATGCCTGGGTGCAGTAATATTTTTATTATGGAGATTAAATAATGGCTAACATCGTTGCATCTGCTACAACCGCTCTTTGGATTCTCATTGAGCTTATTCAATTTGGCTATATGGCCTATCTAATGTGGAGGAACAAACATAATGATATTAATAGGTATCGTCAGCGCGCTGGGACTGTTGCTGCTAGCGCTTAAAATTGGTGGACGTAAAACTATCGGTCACGATATTTTTGTAGACGTCCTTATTACAGTCACGCTAATGGTGTGCTTCTATGGTACATTCAGCGGTATGACTGCTGCTATGGTTGGTGGTTTATCTGCTTCTATTGTTTTATTTATTATGAAAAAAACGATGGTGCATGAAAAACTTACTGTTGAGAAGAAACCACTTAAGTTTTACAAACTAGATTTCTCAGCACCAACTTTGCGTTGGAAAGAATGCAATCCAGACTGGCGTAAAACTAATTAATAAATGCCCCCAATACAGGGGGCTATTTATTTAAGATACGTGTACCCACATTTCGATTGTTCCAGTACCGCCACCTGTAGGTGCTGCTTGTACTAAAATATCGATTGTGTCATCAGATGAATATTCTTTTGGTGCAATATTTGCATCGATCTCATCAGTACCACCAGCTTGTCCAACGGTAGAACCGTCAATGTAGTAGTCAGCTGTTGTGCCGTCACCTACATCAAGAACAATTGTTGTACCAGTATCTAGGTCGTCTGTTTTAATCACAACTTTGTGAACAGTCTCACCTGCAAATACGTCAACCATCTGAATAACATCATTAAGTACTAATGCTGTAGAAGCTTCGAACTTTGAATATCTAACACCCATAATTCCAGAAGGAAAAGGTTTGAAAGATTGGTTTCCACTTACTACATCTGAAGTATATGTTGATGCCATTTTTTTCTCCTATTTTAAATTTGCACAAAACTGTGCCATAATTAAAAACATAAAGCATTCATGATGAATGTCAACTTTAATTAAGGATAATTAATGTCAAAAGTTTACGTAAAAAGAAACCCTATACACCCCTATCGTTACTCTAATCCAGACGATTTACCATATATTCAATGGAAATTAGTTAATAAAGCTACAGCTTTTAACATGGTTCACAGTAAACAAGTCGGTTGGGAAAGAGCAAAGAAAGGTGAATATCAAGAATGGAAAACTAAAATTGAACAACTTAAGGACGAAACATGAACATATTTTATTTTGACGAATGCCCTATTAAATCTGCACAAGCACAACCTGACAAAATGTTAGTAAAGATGCCACTTGAAACTGCGCAAATGTTATCTACTGCACATAGAGTGTTAGATGGTGATAAATATGCAGACAAACATAAGATCTATAAAGCTGCGTATGTAAACCACCCCTGTACAATATGGGCCAGAGAAACTTCTGGTAATTATGGTTGGTTATATGCACACTTTATTGCGCTTTGTAAAGAATATGAACATAGATATTATCGAGAGCATTTATCTTATACAAAATTAGCAGAACCTTTATCTCGTGTGCCTGAAAATATAAAAATAGCACGACAAACACCTATTGCTTTAGCAATGCCTGACCAATACAAAGAACCAGATGACCCAATACTTTCGTATCGTCAATACGTTATTGCAGAAAAAAAATATGCAATGTGGAATAAAAACAGAAAACAACCAACATGGTGGCCAGCATGAAAAATAAAGTTTATTTAGACTTTGAAACTTATTACGACAGCACTCTAAGCTTAAGTAAAATAACTACTGTTCAATACGTACATCACCCAGACTTTAAAATATGGGGTGTAGGTATAAAACTTAATAATGAACCAACCGAATGGTTTGGTGAAGATGAATATTTAGATGCATTACAAAACATACCCTGGGAAGAGTCTTCTGTAATATGCCACAATACTTTATTTGATGCTTACATCCTCACTCAATATTTAGGTTTATATCCTGCATATTATTACGACACAGCTGCAATGTCCCGGGGTTTGTATCCAAATCAATCGGCTTCACTCAAAGCTACAGCAGAACGTGTTTTTCCTAATGATACTAGTATGCGAAAAGGAGAAGAGCTTGTAAATGCGAAAGGTATTAGAGATTTACCACCTGACATTGAAGAACAAATAGCTGGTTATTGTATACAAGACGTTGATCTAACTTATGCAATCTTTCAAAAGTTTGTACGAAGTTATCCACAGGATGAGCTAGATGTAATTGATTTAACTTGTCGTATGTATGTAGAGCCAAAACTAACTTTAAATCGTGAACTATTAATAACGCACAAAGAAACAATAAAAACAAACACTGAACAACTTATAGAACAATCGGGCGTCGACCGAGAAACGTTGGCTTCGCAAAAGAAATTTGCTGAATATTTAGAAAGCTTAAACATCGTTGTCCCAACTAAAACTAGTCCAAGTACAGGTAAAAAGATTCCTGCATTTAGTAAAACTGACTCAGCTTATATACAAATGCAAAAAGTTTACCCTGAATACCAACACTTATGGGATGCTAGAGAAGCTGTCAAGTCACGTATTGAAGAAACACGTGCGCAAAGAATGTTAGAAAACATAAACCCTGACAATACTTTTTCTGTACCTTTAAGATATTACGCTGCACATACAGGTAGATTTGGGGGCACTGAAAGTATTAACTTACAAAACCTTCCCCGGGGATCTGTGTTACGTAAAGCAATACAAGCCCCTAACGGTCAACTTTTGTATGTTGCTGACTTATCAAACATCGAAGCACGTATGTTAGCCTGGCTTGCAAAAGAAGTTGACTTACTTGATGCATTCGCTGCCGGCGAAGATGTGTACAGTAATTTTGCATCTCAAATTTATGGGCGTCCAATTACTAAAGCTAACAAGTTAGAAAGATATGTTGGTAAAACAGCTATCTTAGGTTTAGGTTATGGTATGGGTCATGAAAAATTTAAGTACACACTTAAAACAGGATCGCCATCTGTAGAAATAACAGATTCTACAGCACTTGCAATTGTTAGTCAGTATAGAGCTATGTATCCTAACATACCTAAATTGTGGAATGCTTTTAAACAACACTTGTTTACTATGATTAATACAAGTGAGGAAAACAGAATACCATATGGCCCTTTAGTAATTAAAAACAAAGCTATTCAATTACCAAATACAATGCATTTATATTATCCAGAACTTGTTTATCAAGGGGGACAGCATATGTATAACAGCGGTAAAGGTCTTATTAAAACTTATGGCGCACGAGTAACAGAAAATGTTGTTCAAGCTCTTGCAAGAATTGTAATTATTGAACAAATGTTAGCTGTACACAAACTGCCAGAAGTTTCGGTTGTATTACAGGTACACGATGAGATTATAGGTCTTGGTTCAAATATTAACCCAGACGAGACACTTGATAAAATTATAGGTATAATGAAAACACCTCCTTTTTGGTGTTCAGATTTACCACTAGATGCCGAAGGGAGTTACAGTCAACAATATGACAAATGAGCAATCTAGTTTTAACAAGAAGAAAAGGTGATTCAATAGTAATCTATAAAGATAACAAAGTTATTTGTAAAATTACTGTTACCTCTTTAGGTGCAAAACAAACAAAGCTAGCATTTGAAGCAAATAATGACATACAAATTGACAGAGAGGAATTATATAATTCAAAACACAACAATCCATAAAACATAGGAGTTAGATATGGAATTAGTATTTTTAAAAGCTAAACAATCTTTAGCAAAACATTTTACAGAAGAAGGAGTTACTCCTTACCCACTCATTAAAAACTTTACATCAGTCCATAAAGATATATCAAAAGATACTAAAAAATTATATACAGAACTTACAAAAGCAGCTGAGGCTGGCATGTGTTTACACAAAGGTTTATTAAAACGCCCACTCAAACATGAGCCAAGAGCGTTAATGACGGACCGTGTATCACCCACTAACTTATTAGTATTAGACTTTGATGATATTCAATCTAGTATTCCAAAAAAATCAGAACTTAAATCTCAAGATTTAGAATTTTTAGCTGAACAATTAGTACAACAATTGCCAGCAGAATTTCATAATGTAAGTTACGTAGCCCAAGCAAGTGCTTCATTAGGATTTAAAAAAGATAAAATATCTATGCATATCTTTTTTATACTTGAACACGCTAGTCATCCTAAAGTATTAAAAGAGTTATTAAAATTATTAAATTACGAAACAGATACATTAGCAGCTCAATTAACTTTGTCAGCAAATGGACAAAGTTTATCTTATAGATTAGACCCAGGAGTCGCAGATAATGCAAAAATTATTTATCTTGCTGCTCCTACTTTTAATAAAGATGTACATAATCCGATCTCAGGTTCAAGATTTGTACACGTAAAACGTACTTCTGAAACTTTAGATTTATCTACTCTATTAATTACAGTTAACCCTGAACGTGTACATAATTTAGGTATACAAATAAAAGATAACTTAAGAAAAAAATTAAATTTACCTAAAAAAACTACAAAAACAGCTACAGTAAATATTGCGGGCGAACCCCAAGAAGTTTTACAAAACCCTGACAAAATGACTATTGAAATAAGTCGTGTTGCAGAGCCTTATGTTAATTGTAATGTAAATGGAGGCGATAGCGGTGGTTATTATTTTGTATTAACTAATCCACATTATATGTATAACTTTAAAGGTGAGCCTATATGGGAAATACAAAAAGCCGATCCAGATTTTTATAAAAACATATTTGAAACTTTTGCAGATAAAATTGATAAAGACAAAAAATTAAAACCTTTAGCTCTTAGAGATTTTTATACTGACACTTACTATAACGGAGTATTTGATGAAACATTACAACAATTTACAGAAAATTATCCCCTTACGCCAACAAATAAACAATCGATTGAAGATTTTCTTAGGTCTCACAATCGCCCCAATTTGGATTTTATTCCAGACGCTAGGGTTGTTTTTGATCCAAGTTCTAATAAAGGTGTTCAACTTGAAGAAACACCATACTATGTAAATTTATATAGAAAAACATCTTACATGCTACAACAAGAAGAGCATGTACCTGAACTAGAATATGGGACGGCAGAGAAGATTAAAAATCTAACTCCATCTATATACACTCTGTTGTCTCATGTTCTTGGTAATGGTAAAACAGAGGTAGAACATTTTATTAACTGGCTAGCTTATATATATCAAAACAAACGCAAAACAATGACAGCATGGATATTTACAGGCGTACCAGGCACTGGTAAAGGTTTGTTAATACATAAAGTTTTAAAACCTTTATTTGGTGAACCTCAAGTTCCAATGCGTTCTCTAGAAAATATAGAAGAACAATTCAATTTATATATGCGTACTGCTTTATTCCTAGTAGTTGATGAGTTTCGCATGGGAGATGCAGGTAGTGTAGGTAAAATGGCAGATAAACTTAAACATCAAATTACAGAACCTACATTAACTATACGTGCAATGCGTACAAATCAAATTGAGCTGCCATCTTTTTGTAATTTTATATTTTTAACTAACAGAGGTGACGCAGTTAAAATAGAAGATGGTGACAGACGTTATAACATTTCACCACGTCAAGAAACAAAATTAGAAATAGGTGAACCTCAACTTCTACAAAATATAGACAAAATAGAAAAAGAATTATATATCTTTGCAGGTGTCTTAAATAAATTTCAAGTAGACCAACGTATGGCACATACAGCTTTAGAAAACGAAGCTAAATCTAAAATGAAAGAAATATCTATGTCAGTCTTAGAAGAATTTGCTTTTGCAATACGTCAAAGAAATTTAGTTTATTTTACAGAATTATTAGAAATCCCTCTTACAAACACATTTGACGCTGGCGGAATAAGTACAGCACAGCGTTATGTAAAAGATTGGGTTGCAAAAACAGGTGAAGAAGTTTGCATACCTATGTCTCATTTTAAATTAGTTTATGATGTACTGACTGATACAAGAAATAAATTGTCTCAAAGAGACTTTACAAAAGCTATGTCACGTTTAAATGTAACTACTGCAGTAAAACGTGTAAAAGATAAAACAGCTAGAGGGGTTGTCTTACTTTGGAAATTAGATAATAATACTAAACAAGAGATAATTGACACTCATTTTGAAGAACGAGATAAGCAACTACTAAAAGGAGTTAGCTAAAAGCTAAACACTATATGACCGAGCTTGTACAAAACAAGCGTCCTGATCTAAATAATGTAATAGTGACGGACAAACCAAAGGAGTTGGGTTTAATACCTACCTGGTCTCATTCCGCTTTAAAAACTTACGAAACTTGTGCTTATCGTTCTTACATTTCTAAAGTAAAAAAAGTACAAGAAGACTTTGGCCCAGCCGCTGCACGTGGTACAGAAATACACCAACAAGCTGAAGATTATGTAAATGGTCAATTAGGCGAACTACCTGATACTCTTAAAAAATTTCAATCTCAATTTAAATATTTACGTGAACAATTTGCAGAAGCAAATGTAGAACTAGAAGGAGAATGGGGGTTTACTATTGACTGGGAACCTTGCGGTTGGATGGCTCCTGAAGTATGGGGTAGAGTTAAATTAGATGCAATTATGCATGAGTCAGAAACTTCAGCGCGAGTTATTGATTATAAAACAGGCAAACGCTTTGGTAATGAGATAAGCCACTCACAGCAAGCACTAACTTATGCTATTGGAAGTTTTATGAGATATCCAGAATTAGAACTTGCAAAAACAGAATTATGGTATTTAGATTTAGGAGAACTTAGCGAACAAATATATACAAGAGATCAAGCTATGGCGTTCTTACCAAACTTACAAGAACGAGCTATTGAAATGACTACTGCTACAAAGTTTCCCCCTAATCCATCTACTTATAATTGCAAATGGTGTTCATTTAAAAATGGTGAATATCCTATTTGCGAATGGGGTCTTAAATAGTTATAATAACTACTTAACGACGAAACATTAACAACGGAAAACGAACAATGAATAATATACCTGCGCCTTATGCGCATCAATTAAAAACCTCTAACTTTATAATTTCTCATCCACGCTGTCTTATAACGTCAGATCCTGGTACAGGTAAAACACGAGCAGTATTAGATGCTATTACAAACTTTCCAGGTAAAACACTTGTACTTGCACCTTTATCTATACTAGAAGCAGCTTGGGTTGATGATATTAAAAAGTTTCAACCTAATATAAAATTTGGAGTTGCATATGCTAAAAACCGTAAAAAAATATTTGCTGACACTTCCTATAAAATGGTCATCACTAACTTTGAAGCCGTTAACTTTTTACACAAAAATCCAAAATTACTTAATGGATTTACTACAATCGTTATTGACGAGTTTACCGCTTTCAAAAATAAAGATTCAAAACGTTCAAAAAACCTCAGAAATTTTATCTCACAGTTTACTCATAGGATTGCCATGTCTGGTACTCCTAATAGTAATTCTATTCTAGACCTTTGGCACCCAGTGTTGCTCGTAGATGATGGAGAACATCTTGGGCAACGCTTTTATTCCTACCGTAATCAGGTTTGTACACCAAAGTTTAATGGCTTTGCTAATGAATGGGTTGACAAACCTGGGATCGAACAAGCTGTAGGAGCCAAACTAAGTGATATAACTATACGTTATAAATTAGAAGATTGCATTGATTTACCACCAAACATTCTTAGAACGGTACGTACAAACCTGAGCCCTGAGGTTCAACGTATGTACAACGACTTCAGTAAAGATTCAGTTTTGTATACCAAACACGGAACTATTAATGCTGTACACGCAGGAGCCCGGGTTAAAAAGTTATTACAAATAATATCTGGTGGTGTTTATGACGAAGATGGACTAGTTCAATACTTACATCAAGAACGTTACGACATAGTTATGGATCTAGTTGCAGAACGTAAACATTCCATTGTTGCATTTAACTGGCGTCACGAAAGAAATGCACTTATACAACTAGCAGAAAAACAAAAAATATCTTATGAAATTATTGACGGCAGTGTACCTGCTGAAAAACGTAAAGATATTGTACAAAGATTTCAAGCTGGCCATATTCGTGTATTATTTTGTCACCCACAATCAGCGGGCCACGGTCTTACGCTTACAAAAGCTACGACGGCTATCTGGTGTTCACCTACTTACAATGCTGAACACTTTCAACAATTTAATAGACGTATACACAGAGCTAGTCAAACACAAAAAACTGAAACAATTCTTATTGCTGCTAGAAAAACGTGGGAAGAAGAAGTATACAAAAAACTAAATGGAAAGTTAGGTAAAATGGAAAACTTACTTCACATTCTTACGGAGCTTAATAATGAATAATCACATACTAAAATTACTTGAAGAAACTATGAGCGAAACATTAACAGAATTATCTACACGCCCACAAAGAGTTGTAGCTTTAGCTTTAGTTATGACATGTATAGAACACGCATTAATAACTCAACCTGAAAAATATGAAAATAAAAACTTACAAGAATTGTTAAATCATGCTTGCAAGGAAGCTTTAATATTAACTGAAGGGATATACCTTGATACTCCCTACGATAAAAATAAGGAGATTTTACATTGACTATAGATGAAATGTTAAATGAACTAACAAACGTTCGTCAAAATCTGGCCACTTTGTTAGAACAAGAGAAAGAATTAAAACATACTAAAACTATGTTAGAAACACAAATCGCTACCAGCCTTAAAGAACAAGGAATTGATCGAGTTGGTAACGACCAGTGTACTGTTTCCATTAAACAGGAAATAGTTCCTACAGTAGATGACTGGGATACATTGCATCAGCATATAATTGATACAAAACAATTTGAGCTGCTGCAAAAACGTATGTCAGCCACTGCATATAGGGAGTTGTTACAAATGGGACAGGCTGTTCCAGGCGTAACATCAACGGAGTTGACCCGAATTAACTTCAGGTCAAAATAATATAAACAATATCAACGAAAAAAGGAGAACGTTCTATGAAAGATATTGCACTAGTAAGTGATAAAGTACCTGCACACGTGCAGGCTGGTGGTGGTCTTGGTAACGAAAATGTTACTGCAGACCATTTGCAAACCCCTAGGGTTAAACAACTTCAACAGCTCAGCAATGAGGTTGATGAAAACCACAGTGAGTATATTGAAGGTAGCAAACCAGGCGACTTTATCAATACAATTACAAGAGAAAACTACGGAAAAGACATTTATGTTATTAACGTAAAGTTTACAGAAGAGTTTGTCGCTTGGAAAAAACGTGAGAAAGGTGGCGGCTTAGCAGGTACATATAGTACTGAAAAAGAAGCTATTGATACACTCACAGCTCAAGGATTGAACCCCGATGATTTTGATATCACACAAACTCAATCCCATCTTTTAATTATGAAAGATGCAGAAACTGGTAATTTAGATACACCATTTATTTTTGATTGTGCTTCATCGAAGCTTAGAGTATCAAGAGAATGGAATACTCAAATTGCCCGTCTTGGTGGAGACCGTTTTTCATCATTATGGAAAATGTCTTCTTCACAAACCCAAAACAGAGCTGGTCAAAAGTTCTACAACATTGCAGTAGAAAATGTTGGTTGGGTAACTGACGAAGATTACGAAAGCGCTAAAAAAGTATTTGAAAGCGTTTCTAAGTAATTAAGTTGCGTACGGGTGCGAACTATTCTTTCGCACCCATGTACGTATGTTATACTTCTTATGTGAAAGAAAAGGATTTCATTAACAAAGTCCATAAAAAACTTCCAAAGGAAATTTACAGATGGAAAATAAACGACCCATATCATGGGGGCGTGCCTGACACTTTCTACTCTGGCCCTAAAGGGTTTGCTTTCATTGAATACAAATACAAACAAAAACTTCCCGCCCGTGGTTCGTCTAAAATAACCGTAGACCTTTCTAAGCAACAAAGACTCTGGTTGCAACAACAATATGATTACAATATGCCAGTGTATTACGTACTAGGATCCCCGGATCACGTTCTTGTAAGTCAAAACTTTCAAAAAGAATTTTTTACATTAAACGAATATCTAAAGCATGCCGGGACTTTTGATCAATTTATAGACAAATTAATAAACATATGTTTACAATAAAGGAGGAAAAAATGGAATTTGACCCAGTAAATAAGCCAATGCACTATAACCAAAGTGGTATAGAGTGTATTGAAGCAATAAGAGCAAGTATGACTGCTGAACAATTTGAGGCGTACTGCAAAGGAAATGTAATGAAATACCTTTGGAGGTATGAACACAAAAATAAACAGCAGGACTTACTTAAAGCAGAGTGGTACTTACGTCGTCTAATAAATAGCGTAAGTGAAAAAAATGATAAATAGTGAAACAACTCTATTCACACACCTCACAAAAACACTAGGATGTTGTTCAAGTCTTGCAGATTGTCCCTGCATTGGAATTTGTTCCGTTACCCAATGGGGAGATGACAGATGTAAAGGGTGTGGTAGAACCGCGGAAGAAATAAAAGATTGGGGAAAATACTCCGATTTACAGAAAAAACTCATAAATTTAAAAAATGCAGGCGAAAAATACTCAATTAGACAGATAAAAATGGAAAATCGCGTTAAACGCACGTAGAAGCTCTGTATTAAATTTTAAGTCTTCCGATACTTAGGGCCTTACCTACCTTAAGATATGTTCATCACGGGCTTCTAGTGAGGTCGTTTTTTTCAAAAAGCTAGAAAATTAACACTTCCAGCGTCTTCTTGCTTGTCTAAGTCTTGAATTAGGATTTTTTGCCGCTTTTGGAAATTTTTTCATCTGACCAGCAGATCTAGCACAAAAAGACTTTCTTCTTTTCGCTGCTTTACTACCTTTTTTAACTTTACCAGTAACTGCTGTTTTTAATTTAGAACCAGGATTTAATCTCCTATAAGCTTTTACTCCTGCCGCAGTCATACCCGCACCAGATTTTGTAGAACGAAAGTTCTTTTTATTTCTTGCTGGCATCTTACCTTTTCTTTTTGCGGGCATTTGTCTTCCTCTTTGCTATAGTTCTAACTCTAGTTGGCTTGCCACCCACACCTTGGGCTTTAGCTCGTTTACGTTTTACAGCACTCCTTTTCTGCGATGCAGTCATACGTGCAGCTTTTGCTTTTGGCACGCACTTTGGATACCCTTTCTTTTTAGTGGAAGCTTTCTTTCTTCCACAAGGTGCATATCCGCCACCTTTCTTTTTTCTACCTATGTCTACCCACTCTTCTTTAAACCATTTAGTGAGTCCACCTTGAGGTTTAGCCATTATCTGTAGCCACCACCACGTTTTTTATAGGTTCTTACCAACCAACCGTTAGCGTAAGCAGAAGGATAAACTTTAAACTTTCTTTTTGCTTCTGCCTTTACTCTAGCATATAGACTAGGATTAGTAGGAGTTGCGCCTTTTCTTTTAGTGGTTTTCTTTTTAATAGCTTTCCTTGGCATTATTTTTTCTTCCTTGGCCTACCTCTTTTTTTAGGGGCCGGTTGCATACTCAAATTTTCTTTAAAAAGTTTAGTGTAACTTTTCTTCATATAAGAGTTTATTTTTTTAATAATTTTTTTAATCATAATATAAGTCTACCATAAGTTATTTACGTTTTCTTCTTGATGTTTTAGTTCTAGGGAAAGAACGGTTAGATTTACGCGATTCCATACGTATATTCTTTGTTTTTGCATTCAAAGGATTATTGTCTTTATGGGCTACGTCTTTACCATCCCCTTTTCGTGCCTTACCAGCACGTTCCATAATGCGTCTAGCTTTGTTTCGTCCAGCTCTACGTTTCTTTTGGGCTGCTTTAGAATGATAATTATCGTATTCTTTACGATAATTTCTTTTTGCTGGCATAAGCTTTTTTAGCTTTAGTTATGCTGTCTCCCATGAGCATGCGTCTTTTAACAAAAGCTTTTTGTTTTGGGTCTTTAATTTTATTTATTGAAGATTGCTGACGTTTTGATACACCAGATTTAACAACCTTCATAGATTTTTTCTTTACGCCTTTTCTACGCATTTCTTTTTGCCGCAGTAATAATATCCCCTCTTGTTATTTTATTGGGGTCACCATATAAAGAAGCTAAGTTTGATTTCTTTCTTTTCTTTTTCCTAGCTTTTGCAGCCTGCATATATTTTTGATTAGCCATTTGCTTTCTCCGATGTAGATATTAAAAAATCTACAATTTTTATTTTATCGTTTACTTCTGCTAACTGACCAATTAATTTATCTACTTCAATACTATATTCAGTATGTTCAGGAATACTAGTTGGACTGTTTAACAGTACTTCTAAATCTAAACTTATCCTCGCACGTTGTCCGTGTAACACTTCTTTTTGTGCGCAAAGCACTCCTAGCTTATCCATAATTCTTTACTTCTTTTTCTTTTTGTTCTTGTAGGACATTTTCATTGACTTAGGTTTCTTAGTCATTGATTTTTTCTTTTTAGGTCTTCCTACTTTAGACCCATATGTTCCCGGTCCGTATGGCATAATTTATTCCTTGTCTTGTCTCCAAAGATCATAAAATTTCTTATCAGATTCTTTTACACCTGGAATCTCACCAGAATGGTCTTTTACTGATGAATACTTACAACTACAAAGATCTTTGTAGGTATGGGGTTCTTTATGACCAATAGGTTGGTTAATATTTGAGTTTTTCATAAAACCTATATTAACTCTCATCTACAATTGGGTCAACTTCATTCGCCCCGTAAAGTTGCCAAGTACAAAATCCATCTAAAATAGTATCTGTAACTTTAGCTAAAAACCAGTCAATCATTTGTTGATTAGTAATCTCATCAATGGGTATAAAAGAGTCAGGTAGGGTTTCTGCGTCTTGTAAAGGTAAATAGTCTAAAGGGGCGGATTCTACTAAAGTTATTGATTGAGAAAGGTCTGCTTGATCAACAGCTACTATTTCTATAGTTACTTCTCTAACAATTAAAGTATCATCATCAATACTTTTGTGGACAGCTTTGCAGCTTTGATAAGTATAAGTGTAATTAAAATTATGAATCGCCATTATATTTCTGAGAATTTATAAACCCCGTATTGAACATTTGATAGATATCTAAAACTTCCATCTCCCTGAGCAAGAATGTATAAAGATAAGGTTCTGCTTGTGCTGCTTACCTTTCTAACTATAAAGTCTTTTTGCACCATTTTATAAGTTGAGTCAAATCTATCTACACCTGACCATGTTTGTGCTTGACCTGAATTATACTGAGCATAACCCTGATCTGCTATTGGTAAATTTAATGCAAATAACTGGTTTACACCATATGCAAAATCATCTCTTAATTCAAAACTAGAACCTGTTCCATAAGTACCATCACCTGCAACAATAGATAGAGTTTTAACCTGTCCACTTCCTCCAAAAACTCTGCAAAAAATATGATAAATTCCGGGTGCTGTTCCTAAGTCTGCCACCTTTTTCAAGCGCATAGTGTTGTTATTCCAGTAACCAATGGTTGTCCCACTCACTGTCGCTGCTATAAATTCTAAGGCCAGATCAGTTACATTTATCTTATCAGCAGTAATGGTATTTGCTTGAATTCTGTCTGCACTAATAAATCCTGCGTTTATTTTGTCAGCACTTAAATCATTAATTTTTGCGTTAGTAATTGCCGCATCTTGTATTTTTGCTGTTTGAATTGTTGCATCAACTATTTTAGCGTTAGTAATTTGAGCATCGCCTATTTTAGCGTTAGTAATTTGAGCATCGCCTATCTTTGCTGTTTGAATAGTACCATCTAAAATTTTAACATTAGTTATTGCTGCATCTTGAATCATGGCATTTTTTATAAAAACTGTGCCTCCAGATACAATAAAAGGTGCTATTTCTGATGACCCATTCCATATTGCGAACTTATCTGCCTGAAACTGGACATATGATTGAGCCCCTGATCCACTATCTGCATTAGATCCAATAACCATTCCTGCAACAGAAACACTCCCATTAGTCTCAGTTGCAGCTTGTAGTACATACATTGCATTTAGATCACCGTTGATGTTTGCAGTTGTAGTACTTAAACTAGTAATACTTGAGGTATTACCATTAACAGTAGAAGTTAAATTACTAATACTTGTAGATAATGCGCTGTCTGCATTTGCTCTAGTTGTTGCTTCAGAAGATATTGCAGAAGTATTGCTGTTAACTGTAGATGTTAAATTAGTTATATCTGTTGCTAATGCGCTATCTGCGTTTGCTCTAGCAGTTTGTTCTGTTGCTATAGCTGAGGTATTAGTTGATATAGCTGAGGTATTAGAATTTACTGTAGAAGTTAAACTTGTAATTGCAGAAGCATTTGCAGTTGTATCACTTGTAAGTGTTACTATATCTGATTGAGCAGTAGAAATATTACTAGTGTTTGTAGTAACAGTTGAGCTTAAACTATTATATAAACTAATAAGATTAGAATCTCTTGCTGCTATCCATGCACTGTTAGCAGCATTCCTAAAATAGGCTTGATTATTATCATCTGTATCAATCCAAATATCGTTTCCTACTAAAGCATCTCCATTATCTCTAGTTGTTGGTGAGCTTATAGATCTAATGACTGTAGCAGCTGTTCCAGCTGATCCAGATATTAAATCAGTTAAAGCTGAATACCCAGGTAAATCTTGCAACTCTTCTGAAAGTTCCTGCATTACTTCAGCTATGTTTTCTACAGTTGAAGCTTCTACTCCATTTGTATTATTGTAAGGACCTGGAACATTTGATGTACTTACATATCTAACCCAGTAGTAATAAGTTTCACCATACCCTACTTCATCTGTATAAATAAAAGCAGTTGTAGTTGCACGTAAAGTAGCTCCTGCGAGGTTATTATCTCTTGACCTCCAGATTTCAGTATAAGCATGATTACCATAAGGTGCACTTGCACTCATACCATTCCAGTTCAGGATAATTGCAGTAAATGCCCCCGAAGCTTCTAAAGCAGTAGGGGCTGGCGGCACGGTTAAGTCACCTAAGGGGGTATTAGCGGTGAAATCAATTGCACCGGCGCCAGCATTCGGGTCAAACGGGTTTTCTCTTAACTGTTTAGCAAGCCCGCTTTCAATAAGTTCTCTAAGTGTAATGGCTCTATCTCTTGGGTCTCCTCTACGGCCAAGACGAATCTCTTGTGCCTCTTTCATAGATTCAAGTGTTGCCTTTAATTCCCTGTCTGTAGTTGCAGGAACATTTTTTAAGGCAGGAACTTTAGTGCCATTAGTAGCCATTAAATAGCCCTTAATTCATCTATAGACTCACCTATACAAATCTCATTAACCGTTTGTGCTGAAGATACTTCTACAGCAAAAGTACGGTGCACACTTGCTGGGAGTCTAACTATTGGTTCATATATAGTAGTAGCACTAAAACTTGGAGTAGTACCTGTTACAGAATACACACTACCTGAAGTGCTAATGGTTGCATTATAAATAACTGAACCATCTCCATATACTTTTAAAGTTACGGGATAAGCTTCTGCATCAACTTTTGCAAACCCCATACTAGTGGGTTTTGGTGGTACAAATTCTTTTGATTTCCAAGTAAATGTTTCATTAGTAGAACCACCTTGAAACTTTTTAATATCATCATCAACAATAATATATAACTCATTATCATCTGGGTCTGTAAAACCACCAGCAACTTCAGTAGAAAAACTTAAACTCGTAAGTGTAGCTTCTCCACCTCTAGGGTCAAATATAAATCCTTCGTAAGCAGAACCTGTATAGTAATAACCTACATACCTACCTTTCCATAAAAAACCTTTTATTGTTGATGGGTAATAAGCCGATTGCCATTGGTCTGGACTAATTAAACCTTCAGTTACAATACGTACTTCTGCCCCTTGTACTGCAACTAATCCTTCTGGACCTGCATATAAAACATAACTTCCCATATCCACCATTGAACGTTTGTTTAAACAAGCTTGAGCTGCTTCAATACGAATAGCACTCATAGATTGAGGGTCTGTACCTGTTATTAAATAGGGTCTTCCTTCTGTCCCTACAACTAAACCATTACCAGACACTGCTATACCTACAATATTGTCTTCTAAAGTAATTCTATAAGTAACAGGCCAGGCATGGGGTAGAAAAGGTTCGGAGAAACAAATACGTTTACCAGTAAAGCCTGCAAATACACCATAAGGTAAAGCAACTAAACCCTTCATAGGTCCATCAGGATATAAACTTGTATCTTCATTTGGTGGACCAATCCAATAAGTAGAAGGAATAATTTCTTGTAAATCTGCATTATCAGAAGTGTCAGTATAAGAAGTTGTTGCTAAAGTTACTTCTGCTACAAACTGGAAAATGGTTGTATTTGAACCTGTATTAGAACGATATATTCTTTTCTTACTTAAATTAGTGTTAGTTCTACCAGTGCCCGAGGTACTTGTTTCAAGGCCCGATATAGTTACACTTCTATTATCATCTGTAGTTACAATACTAGAAGCTGCAGAAGGGGGTCCTTCTTCGCCGTAAGCACTTACAAAAGTATAAACATAAGCAGTACTAAAATCGGTCAGAGCATCAGAAGCATCATTAAAGGCTGCTCCATCTGTAACCGAGCTTGATGTTCCTGTAGAAGTTGCAGCGCTATTTACTTCTACTGTTAGGGTTGTTGCACTAGGTACTGTTACAATTTTATGATCCCCATTTATGTCTGCAGCAGGAATACCATTTACGGGGAGTTCTGTTACACCCCCAAAACTAGAAAGTTTTACATATTCGCCTATAGATGCACCGTGGTCACTAGCTGTTGTAATTGTTAAAACTGATGAACCGTTGGTCGTGGTTATTGTAGCGTCAATCTCGGTTGGCGTATCAAGGGCGACGGTCGGTGCTGCACTTGGAGCAGGGATACCTAACCTATAAAAATTACTAGGGAAAGGTGCACTACCTACAATAACAGAACTTCTACCCATACGTGGGTAAGATTGCCCTGTCCAATAGACAGTATCATTTGTATCACCGGCAATCGGTCCAGGGACGACGTTTACATCTTCATCAAACTCTAACCAACGTTCAGGGGAATCTGTGTATTTGTATATGCTTCTTCTGTTTGCATCATCAAGAACAAGAGTCTGAGAATTATCAGTAATAGGTACAAGCCTACCACTTTCTAAATTAACATCTTCTGCTGTTTGAGCGAGGTTATCTTTTAGTAATCTAGGGGATAATTGTGGAGCTAATCCGCCAAAGGTAATGAGTTTAAAGTATGCCATATCATCTGAAAGTATACATTATTGCAGCTATAACTGCTGAAAATACTATCCAAAAGACTCTCTCACCATTACTTACATCTTTTTTATTTAATTTAGTAGTTTGTTCTACTACTTCTACTCTATCTTCGAGTCTATCTAAACGGGCAATAAATCGGTCATTTTGCTTCAAAACAGTAGTTACTCTCTCTTCTATTCTCGCAATAGCAATGACAGCTTCTGAAAGCTTATCAATTTTATCTTCTAACTTTTCAAGCCGTTTTGAAACATCCATCTATACAGTACTCCAATCTTCTCCTTTGAATAATAAGGCTTCAGCTTCCCTTCTTCTTACAAGTCCTTCTAGTACTCTACCTCCAGCTTTGTTCCAACGTTTTATTTGAGCTGGTACATCCTCATAAGCTGATGCATTTAATACTTTAAGCATAGTACTCTTATTCAAATTTGACGGTCCAAGATTATAGGTCCATGATACAAGAGCATCAAATTGATTCTGCTCTAATGGTACTTGTACCGCTTCATTTACATAATTTTCATACTCAATAAGCTCCTCTTCTAACCAAGCTTCTGCTTGTTCTTGAGTACAAGTATCACCCATTGTAACACCTTTTGTTCTACCATAGGCTATAGTTGGAACAGAAACAGCATCTAAATATGCTTCTAATTCACAACCTTCAAAGTTTTTTATAAGATTTTTACCTTCTTCTGATATCTTCATTCTTTTGATTCCTCTTCTACGACAGGCTTTATTTTGTCTTCTTTGATAATATTCTTTAATTCTTCTGAAGTATGTACCTGTGCAGCTTGGCATTTTTTTAATTGATAGGTTATATCCGCAAGTTCTTGGTTAAGTTTAATAAGCATATTAAACCCTTCAATTGCTCTAGGAGTTAAATCCTCTATTTTATAGTTTTCGTTTTCAAAATTAACAGTTTTTATTTGTGATTCAGACATAATGTTTCTCCTTAATCTTTGTCTGGTGTGTTAGAAGCGCCAAAATAAAATGATATAACAGCACTCGCCAATCCTCCTAAATACCCTAATACTAAATTAATTAGAGCTTCAGAATTCTGTTCTGGTGGTTGTAAAGTTACTAGGAATATATATCCTAAAAAACCACCTAGGGTAGCAATACCTATAATTCTTGCAGTCCAGTCTTTACTAAATCTAGATCTAGCATCTTGTTTGTCTTGTGTTTCAAGCTTAAATACATCTACTTCGAGCTCTTTCATTTGTAACTCAAAAGATTGTTCAGCTTTTTTAAGTTCTAACATTTGTTCAGGAGTTGCTGACTGAATAGCCTTGTTAATAGCTTTTGGCTCAGGGTCACAACCTAATACTTTTGCAACCACACTAGCTGCTTGTCCTCCTAAAGGTCCACCAAGAGCAGAGCCTAATGTTGGTGCTATTGCTCCTACTACGTTTTTAATCAATCCAAACTTCATATATTCTCCTTATATGGTATAAACTTTTAGTGGTTGCTTTTTCCCCTTTACATATATTTTCTTATGAAAAATGCCATTCTTCGTTTTCTTAATTGTAGCTTCCCCGATAAGTATGTCAACACCCGCTTCTTTTGTTGCCGACTCTAATCTTGCAGCTGTATTTACAGCATCACCTATTGCTGAGTAATCAAATCTTGTATTAGACCCCATATTACCTACTACAGCTTCTCCTGAATTTACACCAATACCAATTGCAATAGGTTCGGGTAACTCTTTTTGTAGCATGCGAATCGCTGTACGCATATCTTGGGCACAGGCGACGGCACGTTTTTCATGGTCATCGATGTTTAGGGGGGCATTGAATATGGCCATGCATGCGTCGCCTATGAACTTGTCTACCATACCACCATGCGCTTGTACGCAGGCAACTTGTGCGGTAAGTACTTTATTCATTATATCTGTTACTTCTTCAGGAGAAAGTTTTTCAGATAGATTAGTAAAACCCCTTACATCTGTAAACAAAAATGTACAATATTTTTTCTCGCCACCAAGTTTTAGTAGTTCAGGATTATCTTGCAATTGTTTTACTTGTCTTGGATCTAAGTAGTGTTCAAATTGTTTTTTAATTTGTTGGCGTAGTTTGTATTGTTTTCTGTAATTTACGTAGAAAGCAACAGTAGAAGTTATGATTTGTGAAATAAAAGTCCATGAAAAATCCAGCAAAATACCCTTCTGAACGCTAAAAACTCCTGAGAAGCCTGTAGTAAAAAGCAAAACTATAGCTATACTTAGACCCTTAACTACACCAAGATAATTGATTGTGAGCCATGTCAGCGACACCAAAATTCCAAAAATTAAAAGTTCAACTGCTAATGCCCAGTCAGGAATATAAGGAGAATTTTCTATAAGAATAGACTCAGATAGTGCAGCTTGAATTTTATGTGGCTCTAGTAATCCAACTGGAGTTGCAACTTGTGGCATAATTCCATTTGCAGTTATACCCACAAATACAAATTTATTTGCTACATCCATATTTTGTAAGTCAGTCTGAGGGGTATCAACCCAACTAATCCATTTACGACCAAAGATATCTGTTTTTACAGGTGGCACTCCCTTTATAGATATTTCTGATATACCATTATCATTAGTTTTTATAATGTAAGTACTGGCCCCAACTAAAGCTTTTAATACTTCTGTACCAAAAGCAGGAACATATCCATCTGGTGTACGTAATAAAAGGGGGATTTGTCTGACTAAATTATCTACGTCAGTGGGAGCAGTAGCAATACCTTCAGCTGCAGACTCCGATAATATCGGCGTATTAACAACTACCCCTTGTGACATCATACCACCAATATCATCACCAAGTATAACTGTACCTACAGTTTGTGGGTATTGTTTGTTTGGTGTTTCAAACATAGCTAGAATAGAGGTGCTTTGTTTAAGGGTTTCCGCGAAGTAGTTATCACTTCCAAACCTATCAGGATGTGGAAAACTAACAACCCAACCTACACCTAATGCACCAGCATCAATAATTTGTTTATGTATTTCTCCCAGCCTTTGCCTTGGTATTGGCCAACCACCTTCTGCATCTATATCTTTTTCGGTTATGTTTAGAATAGTAAAGTAACCAGATGGTTGTTGTTGGGGTACAAGATAATCAAAGACTTTTAGTTTTAGTATTTCTGTAGGCGTACTTTGAAATACTAAGGGTAGCCCCAGTAGTATAAGTAGTATAAATAAAATCCGTTTCATCAATTACTTTGAGTTATTTTAATTGTACTGCTAGAGCCTCCATTTATCTTAATAATGTTAGATGTACCATCTTGTATAAAAATAACAGTATAGCTTCCAGCAGAATCTATATCTATTCTAGCAGAATCACTAACACTACGCATCAATGTTAACGCTTCTCCTGTTACAAAAGATGTTACTTGTGTCTGTAAATCTTGTCCTAATTTCGTACCTACTATATTTGTAGAGGTAGCATCTTGTGCTAATTGGTCTTCTTGTTTTATTTCTTGTAATGCATCTATAACATCTAACAAGTCTTCCAGGAAGTTTACATCAAGATAATTTATATCTAACTCGGTAAACTCTAATTCATCTTCTTTAAAAAAATCTTCCTCTAAATAATCTATATCTAAATCATTAAAGTCTAATATGTTTTTCTTTTGCGTTTGTACTGTTTCTTCTATAGCAGCTTCTTCTTTAGGTGGATTTACAATCAACATATTATCTATAAGCTCTAAGGTTAAATCTAAAATCACAGGTGAACTGGGTGATTTTTCAAATACATCCACAGTTGTAGCTTCATAAGGTTTATTTAATGTAACTGTACCCATAGCTGTAGTTACTAAGATTTCACCACTAGAATTACCAAACTCATCTGGAAGAAGTATTAACAAGGACCTGCCAATTTCATCAACAGTAACTGTAAAATCAGTACCTCTTATAGCTATGTTTGCAGTGGGGGTCTTGAGATCTATATTATTTTTATCTATCTTGTTTAGACCACCAGTAATAAACCTGGCTGTACCCAAACCAAAGGTAATAGCCATTTTAGATTTGCTAGGATTAGGGTCAAAGATATATTCGTCTATAGTAAGTTGCGAATGTTCGGTTAACTTTACTTGTGAGTCATCTAAAAATCTAATAGCCATACGACCATTAGTTGTTATAGCTTCATCGTTTTGTTGTATGTTAAAAGACTCTTTTGCCTGATAAGGTTTGTCTCTTACTATTTGTGCTAAGCCAGTTAATTCAGATATATTTCCTACATCAACAGCTGGTGCTGGTTCCGCCATCGTTCTGAACGACACAAATAGTACCATTAGAACCAGTAGAATTAATTTGTAACCAATCAGCAGCAAGTGTTGAGGATTGTATGATATTGAATGTTCTGCTGTTACCTGTTTGGTCGAGGTAGAAATATCCGCCTGCATATCCACTTCCTGTAAAGTTTATTGTATTGCTATCTCCGTCTACATCTACATAATTAGTAGCACCATCATAGTTTATATCAAAATCAAAGGTGTTGCTGTCGCCATTAATTATCCAGTCTAAATCAAGGTTTGAAGCTAAAGCGCTTGTACCTACATCTAACGTAAATGTGTTAGAGCTTCCAGTAACATCTACATTAAAATCAGAACTATCTATACCATAGGTATCTGTTGGGTCGCCTTGTATAGTAAAAGTATTACTATCTCCGTCAAACTCAAAGAAACCTGTAATGTTGTCACCAAGAATATCACCTAAAAATTTATTAGTGTTACCTATTTGGTTTATATCTAATGTTAAATTAAGGCCATCTAAATCTAGTGCTGTTAACGTACCTGCAACCGAATTAAGTCCGCCAATAATGTTAGATGATCCTAACTGCTCTAAATCTATGTTTGCTGTAGAACCTGACTGATCAATATATATTTCATTATCAGCCGCGTAAAGAGGCGACACAATCAGTATCGCAATCAATAACTTTAAGTTGTTCATTTATATTCCAATATCCTCTGGTTGTACCCTCCTTGATGGTTTCTAAAACAGCCGTCTCTATTGCTGTTTGTAGTGCTATATTGATTGACTCATTTCTGACTAATCCGTTTTCTATTTCTACTAGTTCCGTACTGTCAGTAATAAAACGAAAGACATCTTGGTCTATAGAAGCACTTAATATTGTTTTAGTTACTAAAACTTCTAGTAATACTCTACCTGTACTTACAGATACAGTCCGTAAAGATATGGCTACAGTATCTTGTTTATATTGCCTAGACATTCCAATGCCTAAGTACCTAGCTCCTGCACCGCCAGACTTTACATTACTTTCGTATGATATCACGCCCCCTTGCATTATCAAACCTGCAAATAACAAATCTGGTAATTTTTGATTATTTTTATTTTGTTGCCTAGCACTTCTTATTATTTGACGTTCTTTGGTTACGTTATCCAAACCAACCCTTTCTACAACATCAAAGAATCCATCGTAATTACTCCCTGCGTGTTTTAATGCACGGATTAAATAAGCATCTGGGGCTTGGGTTACGGCGGAAGAAAAGGTTGCATACGAACTATTACTTCTTCTTTGCCCTGTTTGATCTGTAAAACCGCCTGTATATATAGCAACAACTGGCTTTACTTTATTTGCTGATTTGATATTAGCAAGTTCAGGTACAAGTAATGTGCCTATCTCTGGCTTTTCTATCTTTTGTATGGGGGGTAGATTATTCTCTAATGGATCTATTATTATTGCACAGCTAGAAAGTAAAGCTGCCGATAGGAAGAGATATAGTTGTCGTATTGCCATCACTGTCTGTTATGTTTAAAGTTATAATTCCATCAACAACATTATACTCTATTCTATTACCTTCTAATTCTAATACTCCACTATCGCTTGGAGTTTCTCCAAATAAATTTTCTACCAACTGTCTTGATAATTGTGCATAGATTCTTGACTCTAAGTTCCTTATAAATCTAGCTAAAGTAGTATTTTCTTTATCTCTTTCTATTTCGTCCTGCAAAGCTTTTATTTCTGCTTTTAGAGCTTGCTTACGATTGAACTGTTGATTTTCTATTGTAAGATAATGTGCTGAAGTTCCAACCCCGGAGAAAGAAGGAGACTTAAACTTATGCACCATCTCGTCCGCCCATAAAGGATTGGTAAGTATGAGTATTATAAAGAATAAAAACAGCGAAGCTGCTATTCTATATATCCAAATATTATCAGTCTTTTCTTTGGTCATCTCTGTCCGCCTTAGCAATCTTATTGCTATCAATTAACTGAGGTACGCCAAGAATAGTCTTAATTAAAGTGTCTTGTCTTATGATTTCGTTATCTAAACTACGCACCCTATCAATTAATGCTACAAGTATTCCATGCTGTGAGTCAAGTTTTGTTCCAAGTCTCTGCTCTACGGCTGCTATTTGTTCTGCTACTTTTTCATCTACCACATCAAGTTTAGCCTCCATACCATCAACAATACGCATAATTAGTTTATATATAAACCAACCAAGAGCACCTGCGGCAGCAATAGGAAATCCAACTTCTTGGATTAAAGTAACAGCAGCATCCATTAAATACTTGAGTTTTCGTTAGCTGTTCTTTTTGCAGCCTTTACCTCATCAGTCCAAACAGTTGAAGCTATACCTTGAACCTCTGTAGACTCTCCTGATACATCTGTATCTGTATGAGTCCAAGTATCGTCATCGTTCTTTACAGAGCTTACACATTCTAATGCGTGTCTATGAAAAGACCTTGATAGCTCTACACCATCTTCTTTGATAACAGTAGCTGTTCTTACTTGTATAGTTTTGTAGTCTCCTACAACTTCTATTTTATCTTCTATTATTTCTTTTGTTATTGCCATTTTTTTCTCCTATGTCCGTACCTAGAATCCACTAGGTATATTAGTTAAATTAAGTTGATGAATATACAGCAGTTAATATTAATCTTTCTCCAGCTTGTATATTTGCACCTGTTGAAGCACCAGCATTTATAGCATTTAGATTTGTTGAAAGGTCATCAACAAATCCACCCTGAACACCTGAAGCTGTGTTAGTCCATCCTACATACCATACACCATGAATATTACTAGCAGTAAAAGGTAATCCACCTATAGCACTAGATGTTGTTGAACCTGATGCAGAAGTAACATCTGCTTTTGCATATACTAAAGTTCCAACTTTTACATATGTAGCATCACCAACCATATTGTTACCCCCATGAGTTGGAGTCCAAGTACCTTCTTCATAATCGTCAAGTGCGTTGGCTGCTGCTGTGTCTCCGTTAAATTTAAGTCCATCTGAATCAATTCTTACTTTTTCTGCTCC